TGTTTTTGATATCACCAGGAATATTTCTTAGGTCTATTAATGTTTGGTTACGAGAAAACCCGATTCTGGCATTTTCATCTTCCCATTCACCATAGTGTTCCTTTAGGTATTTTTCAATGCTTTTCTGTGTAATAGGCTTTTGGCGTAGGTCACGGACAAAACAATCTGCTGGAGAAAATATATTTGGTATACCATCACCTTTGTCACCACGAATAATCTTCTCCTTTAACTCCAGATGAGGATCAGCAGATTTCACATATTTCTTTTGTGATGGATTGTATTGTTTTACATTACTGCCATACATTTGTAATTGTAAGAAATCTCCATCACTTGATAAAATCAAAACCTTTTCATGTGGTGCATAAATTGGTACCAGAGTGCCAATGATATCATCTGCCTCCGCACCTTCAACATCAATCACTTTGTATGGAAAGTTTTCTTTTAATTCTTGTTTGAGTTTGGCAAGAATATCGAAAATTAGATGCCAGTCTAAATCGGATTTTTCTCTTGTCTTTTTTCGACCGGCTTTATAGAATGGAAAAAACTCTTTACGCCAGTATTTACGGTTATCACAGCACAATACAATTTCACCGTAATCTTTTTTAAAATTCTTTACATGCGTGCGTATGATGTTCAACACCATATGTCGAATTAGGTCTTCTTCTAATTTGCCTTTATGATTGGCAATCTGTGCCATTAGACCTGCGAGCAATACTTGATTCAAATCAATTAAAATCATAATAAACTTTCAATAGTTTCCAAATAGGACTTATTGTATCATGCTTCCTTCATTTTGTCAACTATCTTGTTTACGATTTTTTGAGAGGTGGTGGTCTTTCTGGCAATTATACCAAAAAACCCGGCTGGTATCAAACCAGAAATATACTCCAAAGGATCCGGTAGTATAGCATCAAAGTAATCCAAGTCAATATACTTATCTTGTGTTTCATGGCCTCGGAATAGAATGATGTGATACTCATCACCTAAAGTATTACCGCCAAGCTTTTCACCAGGATTGGCATAATCTTGTGCTTGTATTTGAATTGAATTTTCTTTGTCACCATCTAAAAATGATAGAAAATCAAATTTATCATTTTTTATTGGTTTGAGAAAGTCTAGCATTGTAGTCCTTTATATGTGATTTTCTAACTCTTACCATTATCCATGTATTGTAATAATCATCTGATTCCATTACACCACGAATAAACTGCTCTTTTGCTTCGAGATAACCACATTCACCTTTAGATTTACACAGATGTAATATTTCACGAACAAATTTTTCATGTCCTAATTGTAACACATCTTGCTGTAAATTGGCACTACTGCCGTAATAAGTTTGCCAGTCCGAGGAAACCTTTGTCCGTTTCTTCTTTCCTTTGACTTGTTTGGTTTTGGTAGAATAAAAAAATTTCTTACCTATGTATTTTTTGTTATTCGTGGTATTTGTAATACAATACACGAACCCGTAATTATCACCAATCAAGTCTTCCGTAAAATCTTTACCATTCTGTTGCCAATTTAGTCCCATTCCTTTTCATCCAAATCATCTTCATCATCCTCTATATAGTCCTCGGATAATTCTTCGATAATTTCACCACAGAATGGGCAGTGCTCTGGTAAATCTTGCGAGACCATTTCTTGCATGTATGATACGTTATAAGTTGATTCACAACTCAGGCATTCGCCTGATAATGATTTGTTTGTCATTTAAATTCCTCAATGAGCCCACACATCACCCCAATTACCTGATAAAGCTCCTTTTGCATAATCGGTAGCACGGTTCTCAAAGAAATTGGTGTGTGTTGGTGCGTTAATCATTTCCTCTACCCACGGCAAAGGATTCTTTTTCACTTTAAACACACCTTTGAGTCCTAAAGAAATCAAGCGGCGGTCTGCAATATAACGAATATACTTCTTAACATCCTCAGAAGATAGTCCTTCCATTTCATTGACACCAAATGCAAGGTCAATAAACTTATCTTCTAGTTGAACCATCTTTTCTGCGATGGTGTAAATTTTTCCTTTTAATTCATCATTCCAAATTTCACGATTTTCTTCTATGTAGGTTCTGAATAATTTAATCATTGATTCGGCATGTTGGGTTTCATCAACAATCGACCATGTAATAATTTGACCCATACCTTTCATCTTACCATGACGAGCGAAATTCAATAACATGATAAATGAACTGAATAATTGCATACCTTCGGTAAATGCGGAGAACACAGCAATATGTGTTGCGGTATTCTCTCTTGTGGTATTCTTACTGGAGATGTCCATGATGTAGTCATGTTTCTCACGCATTGCTGTATATTCTAGGAACTCATTGTAAGTGGTTTCAGGTAGACCTAGTGTTTCAATAAGGTGTGAGTAAGCAGCAATATGTAACGCTTCTCTGGCAGCGAATCCAGTCAGCATCATGCGAATCTCTGGTTGTGGAAAATATGGCAAATAATTCTTAACATATCCACCAGCCACATCGATATCACCTTGTGTAAAGAAACGAAAAATTTGTGTCAGAAAGGTTTTTTCTTCTTTGGTTAATTTTTTCTTCCAATCTTTAACATCTTCTGCCATCGGAACTTCGGTATGTAACCAATGAGATTGCTCATGTTTTAACCATGCCTCGTATGCCCATGGATAATTGAAGGGTTTGAAATAGTTGCGTTCTTCCGAAAGATTTGATTCTACTTTTTTTATCATTATTGTTTTCCCTTAAAATTAACCTTCGCAAGCCAAACATTCGTTACCTTGTGCAATTGCACTCATATCTAATTCTTTAATCACTTCTCTTTCAATTTTCTTGGCAACTTTATCGGCTTTACCAATTTTCTCAGAACGACAATAGTATAAAGTTTTCAATCCTTTTTTCCATGCTAAGAAATGACAGGCATGGAGATACTTTAAATTAACGTCTGGTCTAAAGAACAAATTGAGTGATTGTGCTTGGTCAATATATTGTTGTCTATCGGCAGCCAATTCGATTACCCAGCGTTGGTCAATTTCCATGGATGTTTTAAAAACATCTTTTTCATCTTGTGTTAGTATGTCAAGATGTTGAACTGACCCATCATTAGCGATGATAGAGGACCAAACATCATTATAATCTTCGGTTGCTAATGCACCACTTTCATCTGCTAATTTACTTTCAATCAAAGCATTCAACCAACGATTTTTGTTGAGATATGCGCCAGAGAGAGTATCTTGTCGGTAAGCATTGGCACGGTATGGTTCAACACTAGGTGAAGTATTCCCCATAATGATAGAGCTACTAGCGTTAGGAGCAATAGCCATAACATGACTAAACCTACGGCCTGTGCCAGTCGCATCAGGAGCTTCACCTCTTTCTTTTCCAAGTTCCAAATTAGCGACATCTAGTCCCTCCCGAATATGTTTAAACATTCTATTATTTGCAACTTTGGCCATCACTCCTTCAAAAGCAATTCCATTCCTTTGCAGATAAGCATGGAACCCAAGAGCACCGATACCAATAGAACGTTCTCTTTCGGCACTATATCTTGCACGAGCGATAGCATCAGGAGCATTAGTAATGAAATAACTGAGGACGTTATCAAGCATTTCGGCAACGTCTTTGAGAAATAATGGGTCAGATTTCCAATCATTATAGTTCTCCAGATTTAGTGAAGATAAACAACATACAGCTGTTCGTTCTTCGTTTGTTGGTAGAATAATTTCTGAACAAAGATTAGATTGATGGATTTTCAATCCTTTATCTTTGAGAAATTCTGGCAAATGTTTGTTGCTCGTATCAATGAAGTGAATATATGGTTCACCTGTGTGCATACGCAATTCTAGTATTTGTTGCCATAGATGTTTGGCAGACACCACCTCACGGACTTCACCTGAGTGTGGGTCTTTTAATTCCCAATCATCTTTCGCTTCAGGATCAAGCATGCAATTTTCAATAATTTGCATGAAGTCATCCGTGATATTAATTCCATGATGTAGATTCAAACAACGAACATTTGGATCGCCTGTCGGCTTCCGCATTTCTAAAAAAGGAATGATATCTGGATGGCTAATGTTGAGATAAGCAGCATAGCTACCCCGGCGAGTACGACCTTGCCGGTATGCCAGAGAACTGGCGTCATAGATTTTGAGGTGAGGCATGACACCTGTAGATTTATCATCTGCCGAACGAATACCAAAACCGATACCAACACCACCGCCAAGCATAGAAAGCCAATTAGTTTCGCTAAGATTATCAACTAGTCCCTCCGCAGTATCTTCAATATAGTTAAGAAAACATGATATAGGCATCCCACGCTTACTGCGACCAAAAGAAAGAATGGGAGTAGAATAAGAAAGCCAATGTTTGCTAGAATATTCGTATAATCTCTGTGCGTGTTCCGGATTGGAGCTAAACGCTTTTGAAACGAATGCGAATCTGTGTTGTGGAGAAGTTTCTTCTTCTCGCATGTAGGATTCTTGTAGTCTTTTAATTCCAAGTTCATCGAATAATTTATCTCTTTCTAAATCTATATTAATCCCTAGATATTCCATGTTCACCTTATTGTTGTTATTGTTAATACAAATTTTAACTACTAAATCTTTTTCCAATTCATGAATTCTATTTTTGCTCTAAGATTTACAAAGGTATTTTTACTTATAAAATCTTGGATTTCATCTGGCGAAAAACCAGACAATATCATATCATTAATATCTTTTTCTTCAAAAATTTCTGGCCATATAACAATATTAAAATGATTGTCTATAGCATGTTCCATTTTTTTGACAATCTCTTTGTTGCGTGGCTCATTATCAAACACCAAAACCACCTTGGACTTGTCCAATACATCGGTAATTGATTCCAGATTCGAGTCTGCTGTTGCTACTGCATTTTCTAAAAACATAGAATCGATTGGACCTTCTACAACATATATTA